GCTTTGAGTGTGCCGATAGTTCAGGCCGCGGAGCGGAGGATTATCGAGCGCGTGGAGAGCATGACGATGGATGTGAATAAGCTCCTTTATGTTGGCGGGGTTGTTCTTTCCGTTGGTGTTAGTTTTTACGCATTGATGAGGATGATAGAATTCTTTAGGAGTAGGCATAGCGCTGCATTTGTGGATACTATATCAGCGAATCCTTTTGGTGAGCCAATTAAAGCTGATATTAACAAACCAGGAGTCTCTTCTGTTCCTGTAGCGGCGAAGACTTCTGGTCACAATGATACTTTGAGTGTTAGGGACATGGTTGCAAAAAACACTGTCAAACTCACACAATTGAGGAATGGTAAGGTGTGTCTAGGTTCTGGACTGATGATTAGATCAAATGTCTTTGTTACTGCGAGGCATGTTCTTGATGATTTCGATTTGAACTCTCCATTGACTATTTCATTTAAAGATGGTGCTGGTGTTTCAATGAATATGGACGGATATTATGTACGCTGTAGGCCAGTTCAGGCAGCCGATCGTGGTGCACTTTCGTGTGTTAGAGACGTGGCTTTTGGTATGATAGCCGGTGGAATGACGATGAGTAGATCAGATGGCGTCTGTGCTTCTGTTCACAAAAGTATAGAAGCCAGAATTGCTAGTCGTAGAGGAGAAACGGACATGCGTTACGGAGCTACTGTGTTTACTAAGTACAATGGTTACTCAGACTCAATTGAAGGGATCATCAATAAGTCATTTGAATTCAAGCATAAAGGTGCTATGCATACTGCAATATTGGTCAAGTTTTGTAGACCTATAGAGCAAGGGATGAGTGGTTCTCCTGTTTTGTTTCATGATAGGAACTCTAATGCATACATCGGTGGAATCATCATGGGCCGCAAGCCAGATGATTTTACGCTTGCAACTGTGGTGCCCTTTGGAGAGGATGATCTTAACGAGGCTTGTACTTATTTTGACGATCAATATGATGTTGAGATGTGTGCACAGGCTGTTGATTTGGAGGCTGACAATGTGAAGCCACTGTCTCCATCTTCAATTTTCTCACATTTTGAGAAAGAAAATGTGAGTGGTGGTGGAGAGCTGATTGGTTTTATGGATAGTACCCAGACTCGCAGGAAGAGTAACGATAAAGATCTTATAGTTCCGCCTTACTTGAACCAAGTCATCAGACGATACAAATGTGACCCTGGTTACTGCTTGAGTTATATGGGTAAGCATCCTTGGATAGCAGCTATGGATGTTGAGATGAGGTCACGCAGAACTGCTCCCCCTAATTTTATAAGGATGTGTGCGGACAGTTTCGTTGACCAGACTCTGTCCAAGATTTCTCAAGACGAGAGTGCTTCTTTGTTGCTTAGAAGTTTGGGCATGGTTTCAGAGGACGTGGCTGTCAACGGTGTTGAGGCTGTGGCTTATGTAAACGGTTCAAACATGAGCTCTTCTGCAGGGTATCCGTATTCCGGTCCTAAGGCTTCGCTTTATGACGGAAAGCGTCCCAATGCTACAATGAAGCCTGAGTTGGCTGCTAGAGTGGAGCGGCTAAGACAGGCTTACAGACAGGGGCTTTCTTCCGGCGGACTTCAGACAGGTCAGTTGAAGAAGGAGATTCGTAATCTTGAAACGTTTGAGAATAAGAAGAATCGAGTTTTCACAGTTGTTCCGGTGGCACAGGTTCAGGTTCAGAAGGAGCTTCTCATGCTGTTTAAACGATTGATTTTTTCACGTAGATTCTTGTTTGAGACTGCCATGGGTTACAATTCAGACAGCGCTGAGAGTGGTGATATTGTAGATTACCTCAAGCAGATCGACAACAAATTCGGTAAGACGCCTAATTTGATAGCTGGAGATTTTAGTAAGTTTGATAAGAGCTTTGACCCAGTTGTCTTTGTGTATTTTTTCTACGTTGTGAAACGGTTCCATGAAGCTTCTGCCATGTCACGTGAAGATTTCGAGAGGTGGCGCGTTATGTGGCGCGGAGTTCAAGAGGACACTACACATGGTTTTTGTACATATAACGGCGGCATTTTTCGCCGTATGTACGGATTAGCATCAGGGTTGTTCTTCACGACAGAGGCTGGGTGTTTTTACCAGTCAATTACTAAGCGTTCTATTTTCGCTATATGCTTCTATTTCGCTCGTAAGCTTGGTAAATCGTTAGATGATGATGAGTTTTGGACAGGTGAATTTCTCGAGCATTATGCTCCGAATATCACGTGGGATATCGTCAACGATGAAGGTTTTAACGAGTCGTTTGAAGATGCAATGATTGCTTTCAACGAGAGGGTAAATTTACTGCATTTTGGGGACGACCACGTTGACAGTGTTATTGGCTGCATGCTTAATGGCAAATTATACCAGATTCTATACAGAAATTTGTTTAACATGGGTTATACTGATGCAGAGAAGAGCAATGAGGTTCCCTTGTTCAATGATTTTGAAGACATGAGGTTTTTGAAGAGAAAGTTCTCTTTTGATGAAGAATTAGGTGAGTATGTTGGAACGTTGCCAGAGAGTTCACTACAGAAGATGCTTTCACAGAGATACCAGAAAAATGGTACTGAATATGATGGGCACAAAGGCGCTTTTGAGTCTTCCCAGATCGAGTATTACAAGTTTGGTCGTGAGGTTTACGATGATCATCTTGAGTTTCTGCGGAGTTTGTGGGCCGAGCATTTCCCAGGCTTGGATGTGAATTTCTGGACTTATGATCAGCAGATGGAGCGTTTTAGCACCTCAAATTTCAACATTTCAAAGGCACCGCAACCCATCGTCGTAGGAGGCAAGCTTAGATTCTGCGATAGATGGAAAAAGGTGTACAAGGATTGTAAGTTTTTTGATCCTTTAGAGCCTGACCAAGATGAGGAGTTTGAGGAGTGTGTCGGTGGAGACTGCTTAGTCGCTGATCCTGATAGGTTTGTTCCTGCGGACGCTGTTGACTATTCTTTCCTCTTGAAAGAAGGTCATAAAAAGAGACAGTCTGTGTTAGACCTTATTAATGAGACAGACATTTCAACACTTCCTCCCGTGACTTGTGATGTAGCGAAGGCATGCTACAATTGTTGGAAGTCGTCGGGCACACAAGAAAGTCAGTTAGAGGTTAGTGTTGCTGGTGGTAAGCTATTCTTAGGAGCCTATGGAGTTCCTCTAGCTTCCACCAAGAGAGTCCATGGGCTTCAGATTTCAAGCGGTGTCGCAGGTAGAGTTTACCGTAGTGATCATGTGTCCCAGCATTGGCTTCAGCTGGCAGATGAGGGTGTTGTTGCTATTAGGAACACACTTCAAATCGGTAGAGCCTCAGAAAAGAATGGCTTTGATGACGTCGCTGGTTTGACGTACATGTTTAGGTTCTACGTCCGGAGCCATGAGGGTCTATGGATGGAGACGCCGGTGGCAGTTTACTATCAGAACATAGGCTTCCCTTGTGGAAAAAGAGGACCTGTATGCATTTCAGACGCGAGCGCTCAAACAGAGAAACGCCAAAGAGTCATGACTGACTTACATTCCGTAGATCTTGATTTTGAAGTGGAGCTGTGTTCAGGCTCTGTTGAAATTGATGACGGGGGTATTCATCAGGCTCTAGAGATTGAGGAACATGTGGAGATTGCCTCTATTCCGACACAGGATAGCCGAAGTCATACGTCTTTGTCTCAGTGGGATGAGTTTCCGATAAAGATGGATATATTCGAGACAACAGGTAATAGTAAGCTTCGAGCCTATTATCCATTTTGCGCGTTGATGAATAGTCAGCGTGTTTGGGATAGAGTGAAGGAGTTTAGACTGGTAAAGCCTACCATTCGTCTGCAGGTAGACGTTTCGGGATCAAGCTTTAATGGCGGCAAACTATTTATTAGTTACTTCCCAGGAGATTCCTTTAATTCCAGGGTTCCTCAACACGGAGCAATGGCAAGTGAGCTTTGTAGCGTTTACCACAGGTCGAGGATGCTTGAAGTAGAACACATTGAAATAGATTTAGGTACAAGTAGTACTAATTTCATGGATGTTCCTTTGCATGCTACTGTGGATTACGTGAAAGTGGACAGCGATTTCAGAGAATTTGGAGTATTTACGATATACACTATAGGTGTAGTGAATGCTTCAGAAGGGAAGGATCCTACTGTACGCTTAACATTGTTGGTTGACGGACTTGAGGTATCCGGAAGACAGCCAGCAGCAAGGTTCGAGCAGAAAAATGTCAAGCTTGGTGATACTGAGCCGGGTAAGATGTTTGTTGGGCTGTCCGCAGCGGTGTCTGAACAGCTTAAGAGTATGTCTGCCATAGTTGCAGGGAGTGAAGCTCGTTCAGTTATTGGACAGAATCAAGGCTTGGGTCCCGTCGCACGGGACATGGCATCGAGATTATACAAGGTAGACTTTGAAAACACTTCATTCAAGCAGTACATAGAGACTGAAGGATATTTGAAGTCCTTGAGGTGGACAGCCGGTTCTTCCAGTGACACATGGGCTTTCCCAGTTAGGCCAGATACCCAATTATTGGTGGAAGGATCGAATCTTGATGTTCCGGAAGTTGAGGCTTCCAATAAGCAGTTGTACAAGCACAGTTTCTTGTCTATGGTCGCTTCCATAAGCAAGTTCTGGTGTGGTTCCATAATTTACAGAGTTCGAGTTATGAAGACATCTTACCACGTAGGTAAGCTTGTGTTCTTACATGTCCCTAGTGGATTTGACGGCGACAACACAGATTATACTGAATTTCCTCACGTGATAGTGGACATTGGGGTGGACTCCGACTTCGACATAGAGGTTCCTTATACCAAGAACTCCTGGAGTGAGGTGGGAGCAGACAATGGTCTGTTGATTTTTAGGCCATTGATGCCCCTTACTTCACCCAATGAGTCTCCTGTTGATATTATGATCACAAATCGTGCTGGTGACATTAGGTTCGGTGTACCTAAGACAGCTTCAGGTTCTGTGTTTTATAGTCGCCCAACACAAGACACTTTTAAGGCCGAACCGGAGACGTTTGACGAGACGTTAGGCCTTAAGACATCCGTTCCTTTGTTTAGGATCGGTCCTCCTGGCACAGTGCCAGTAAACAACATTAATTCAACAATTACTGATTTCGATCAATTCATGTACATGCGACAGAGGTGCGCATATTTGAAGATTGCAAAGTCAGATAGGTGGGATTATGTGGCTTCTCTTTTTCCCAGGAGAGCCAAAAGTATGTACAGTACATACATTCATTTGATCAGTGCCTGCCATTTGGCATGGAAAGGTACTGTCAATCACTTCTTGACGGTCTGTTCAGACGTTCAAGGAGTTTCGAGATATTGCGCCACTTCTTCAGATCTTTATTCTAAAGATAGTGGCGTGACTACAGTCAACAGTCAAGACGGAGTGATGCAAGTCACCACATCGTATGATTGTCCGGTTAAATTCTCTCATGTGGATCAAAGATCATCAGTTACTGATCATGATCCAACCTCGGTGCATTTCTATGGCGAAAGCGCTGGGGTAAGAACCTACAAGATTTTTCATGAGATTAGTGCCGACAAAGATTTTGAATTTTTGGTGCCAGTGTGTGCACCATATGTTTTTATCGATGGTTAGTGTGTAGTTAGTGCGTCGGGTCGCGGCGCGCGGGGGTTTTCCCTTTTAGACCAGCGGAAGTTTTTCAAGTTGGTCAGTGACCGACTTTTTCTCTTCGCTAGTTAGCGAGTTTTCAA